CAATAGATCCATTTATTGCAGTAGAAGACTTTGTTGTATATTCTAACTTATCTACTTGATCATCTGCATATTTGAGGACAGATGGAAGTCTCTGTGGAGAAATTCTAAAAGTATTAGTCGATATTCCAAAGACTTTATATGATCCATTGTATTCACTATCAACATAGTTGATTTGTGAATAATTGGAAACATCAACATCAGATGTGCTAATGTATCCTGATTTTTCTAATGTATAGTAAAGTTTAGACGGAATATTTTCAGAATAATTAATAGTTGTTGTAGCAGTACCAAATCCAACACTACCAACACCAACAACATTGAATATACCGTCATCAGCAACACTTACAAATTCATTCTTCATCTCCCTATCATAGAAGATCTTGAATTCATATCCACGTAAGGATGAATCGCCAAGGTTGAATTTGAGATCAGAATTTCTAATAACATCAATTTTTGGATTGATGAGTGAGAATGTATGTGTTGTGTCACCAGTTCCTACAATGTTTACTGTATTCTCTGTGTTTGGACTCGTTTCATACCTTGTCTCTGCCAATCTGAACGTACTACTACTATCTCTAACAACATAATACGATCCTGTCGTAAGTCCAGAAGCAACCTCTACACTACTGTAATAGACTTTATCACCTGTCTTGTAACCATGATCGGTAAGTGTAATTGTATTTGTTGCAATATTAATTTGGGATGAATTAATACCAACAGAATTGACCAAGAGTTTTTGGTCATTTTCATTAAATTTGATGGATAATGCAGCAGTAGTTCCAAATCCAACAACGGTGTTTGGTTCTACTGTCAACTTAATCGTGTCACCATTGACTAGTCCGTGTGATGAAGCAGTGCTTACCAGTGTCGATATTCTATCAACATCACCAGTAATCTGATCATAGTTTGATTTTAAGAGATATTCTGAATTATTCGTTCCATCACTGTAGAAGAATAATCCTTCACTATTGGTGGTTAAACCAACCTGAGTGGTGAGACCAATGTAATCTTTACTCTTATTGATTACATAGACATCAGCAGTTCTTGTAAATGAATCTGGAAGATTAAATGTGCCACTATTTGTCTCATCATTACCAACAATCAGGGCATTAACACCTGATACATCTGACATTGTAAAGGTAAGTCTCTGACCAGTTTTGAATGGATGCCCTGGCAGGTATATGCTTCTATATGGGATAGAAACCGTATCGGATACGTTACCTATCGCAAATGTCTTTGATACTGCTCCACCAAGCGTTGTGCCAATACCAACAGATGCATTTGCATTGAAATACACCAGATCGTCACGTCTTGACTCAAATTTTAATGTCTTTGCTGGTATTTTAACTCTATCGCTCAGAACATTCAAGTCACTGCTGTAACTGTGTGCAACACCAGCACTTGCATATCTCTTAACTCTTAAAACACCATTTTGATAATTGTTGAGAACTCTTACCGTTTCAGATCCAAGTGAAGATTTAATTGCAATGCTACCACCAATTGCTACATTTGGAATTGATGATACAAAGATATCCTCAATTGTTCCACCAGGTGTAGAACTATAACTGCCCATTGTAGCAGCAAGTCCAACAGTTTCAGTTGAGAATCCGATTCTTGCGGATCCTGCAAGATTTACAACAGAAGTTGATAATCCACTGACTAATACTGAATCATTATTGTTCAGATCAAACCCAGATCTGTAATAGGCAGATACTTGCTTATTATCATCCCATACGAAAACACAACCTTCATATCTTTCTAGACTTGTTTGAATGGAGAGTACATCCTTACCAATCAGTTCTGATACTTCTGCCCTAAATCCAGTTCCACCAGTCTCAGATTGATCAAAATTAACTCTCTCACCAATTCTGTATCCAGTTCCACCATCTTCTATGGTAACATCATCAACATCGCCTTGTGTAACAGATTCGATTACACTTTCTTGTCTGAAGTCTTCATATGACTCCATGAAGAAATCATAATCTGCATTTGGATCATTTACTTTATATGGATAAGTATTTCTGACAAGATTGGAACCATTGAAATCAAAGGTTTGGTCGAGAGTTGAGTTCTCGGCAATCAAATCAGATCTAAACGTATTTCCAATGAAATATGGATATGATGGTTCAAGTTTATTTGATGTTAGACTGGTTGTGACTCCAACAAAGTATGCATAAACACCATTTGGAAACTCTGGTGTCTTGCAGAATCTTCCATTGTGATCATCAAGATCTCCATCATTTGTATATCTGTAATCATCGATAAAGAATCCTGATGAAAATGTTGAAGTTGATGGTCTATCGTCAATATTTGTAGAGTCTAATGTATAACCAGTGTTAAGAATTTTGACACCGGACTGAACATCATCAGCATCTTTATATCCATATGGACCATAAATTGGGTTGCCATCATATGCCCAACCAATGATTGGAGAGTGTAATCCGTTTAAATCTCCAAGATTTGTTCCCAAATCTTCGGAGTATCCATACATTCCATAAACGATGTAATCATCAGTATCATTCTTTTGGAGATTTGAGAATATTTTTGGAGTTCTTGTTTTTGAGTATTCTCCAAATCTTTGTGCATCATTAACAGTAAGACTTCTGACTCTTACATTAAATATCGCACCAGATCCTCTTGCATCAGCATACAGTGTTGTAGTTGCTGCATCATATCCAATTCCACCATTGATTACAATAACATCATCAAGTTTTCCATTAACAATTTGTGGTCTAAGGATTGCACCACTACCAGAACCTTCTACAACTATTTCTGGAATGGAGAAGTATTCTGAACCCTTACTCAGTACCTGAACATCAACAATTCTTCCATTTGAGATGATTGGATTTAGTTGTGCATCCTTACCATTCTTCAAAGTAATTGTTGGTTTTTTATGCAGATTGAGAACATCAGATCCATATCCAGTTCCTTTTTCATACAAATATGATCCTATGATCTCACCAGTTACAACTGGTGTAAAGGTAAATCCACCACTAAATGTTGATCCATAGGAAACATTTGCAGTAATTGTAATTTCTGGATATTGGAAAATATGATATCCAGATCCAACGGACTGAACATCAACATATTTTGATTTTGTTAAATCAGTAGTTACCGTGGCGGCAACTCCAACGTTTATAAGTCTAAATGTATCCGAATCTATCTTGGAAATAGAATATTGATTTGATGTTGACAAACCAGAAACTACTGTTCCAGTTGTAGAATATGTTACAATATCTCCATGCTCAAATCCATGATTCTCAAATTTGAAGGTATCGTACTGAGTAGAGATACCTGATGATGGAACTCTGAGTTTTCTGTATTGATATCCAGATCCTGGCGAAAGAACTTTTACTTTCCTTAAAGTCTTAGTTGAAAGAGTTCTGAACTTATGAATGCCACTAGCAAAAGTTGCAGTTGAGAATCCTACGGTGTTTATCCCAGAAAGAGCATCACTATCATTATTGAACAGTTTGATAGTTCTGGTATTTACAAACTTTGCAACATATTCATCACCACTGACAAGGGTTCCAGTCTTTGCGTTTGTGATGTCTCCAAAAGTACCAATCTCTAATGGATTATTTCCATTTTGATTATAGATGATGTGCTGACCATCTGCTAAATTATGATTCGATGTGAATGTGATAGTTTCATCAACAATGTCAATACCACCACCAAATGATATTGAGCGGCTATCAAATTCAATTTCTCTAAATCTATCTCCAAGTATTGGTTGTAATTCACATCCAGATCCATTTCCACCATTTATTGACAGTGAGACAACGTTTTCAACATCAAAGTCTTGTGCATCTACAAATACTTCTTTTACAGAACCAGAAATAATTGGTTCAACAAGAGCAGTGACGCCAGCACCAGTTGAAATTGTGATCTGTGGTGGATTTATTACGTCGTAGTCTTTACCGCCATTAAGAACCTCAAACTCTTCTAGGGGACCATAGTAAATCTTGTTATTTGATTCTGGGCTGGAAATCTCTACACCATCAATCAGAATTCCAATATTACCAACGCTTCTCTTTGGATTACTGGATTTTGATAATTCTTGCTTTAATGGGAACTTTCTGAGAATATTATTTGAAGATAAGATTCTGTTCTCGTGACGCCTTAAAGTAAATCTATGTACAGATGGTGTTGTATTCTGATCAAATCTTACAGAATTTACCCCTGAAATAAGTGCCTTTGAAGAGAAAAGTTGTATCTCATTTGGTGCTACAATCTTGACAAAATAAGTTTCACCAGAAACTAATCCCGATAATGGATTGTCTGAGGTATATGTAATTCTATCACCATCAATAAATTTTACGTTAGTGGAAAACTTAATTGTGGAGTATGTTTTTAGAGTTGCATTATAACCACCAAGGTTTGTATCATACCCATTAGGAAGAGTAGACTCAACAATATCGTCTACGATTTCGTATCCTGGGAGGGAATGTGATGCAACATATCCAGTCGTTCCTTGATCATCACTGTAAACATTAAGAGTGTTTGCAATATAGTTGTTATTTCCAACCAATAAACTAGCACCAGAACTAGTTACCTTTTTGAGTTTTCTCCTAATATCATATCCAATAGAAACGTTGGGAACAAATCCACTCAAATTACTCAATATAACTTGGCGTGTTGCTGTATTGATCGAAGTGACTTGTGCGTCTGCTGATGCAACGTTATTGGTATTTCTGAATAGAACATCAACAACATCACCTTCTTTTAGACTTGACTTATCAATATTGGACAGTAACGTAAATGTAGATCCAACAATCGAACCAACTTTGTATCTTGAACTGGTGTTGTAAATCCAAGAGTTTGCAAATACTTGCTTATAAGTTTTGTTTTCGTTTGGATTTTGGATTGCCTCACCAAGATGGCGGACAGTGATAATCTCACCCTCTTCAATAAGAGAAAGATCTCCAAGAGGAACAAAATCTGAGAGAACACCAGTTATACGGAGATCAACTCTCTTTGAGAGATCTCCATCTTCATAACCAAAAGCAGTTTCATCTGCTCTAATATCATCACCAAGAGAGATTGTTGAGTTTACTCCACTACAACCAAAGAACTGATTGACACTCTTTGAGGTATAGTCAATCTTATTAGTACCAGAAATAAGAGTTCCAGTCTGCCCAAATCCAATAGTTGAATCAACTGAAATGATAGATGCACCAACAGCGACTTCCTCTAATACTTTTGAGTTTCCTGGTACTTCAAATATACCCTCTACAAGATCTCTGTCATTGTATCCGACAAACAATCCAAGTCTATAATAGGTTTTATTATTTCTCGTGAATATTTCAACATCAGAAACTGATGCGTTGGTGTTCAGATCATTCGATCTGAATATTGTTTGTCCCTCTAACTTGAAAGGATCTCCCGCAATATTTTCAGCAACAACAACTTCTCTTCTAATATATTCAGCAGAAGATGGTTTGATCAGTCTTTTTTCAAGATCTAATACTTTTGCATCTACACCATAGAGAACTTTGAAGATGATCTTTACAGATTCTTCAATACCCTTTGACTGATAGAAGTTTCTGGCGTGTTTGATGAAGTTTCCGACATTTAAATCAGAAACAAAATCACTATCTTCTAATCCTGGAGTAAAAGTTGCTTTGAGTTTCTTATAGAATTCTTGTAAGAACAGAACACTCAGGTTAGTAACTTCTGCATCTTGTGTATGAGACTTTGCAACAGAAGTTGAAAATACTACGTTCTGCTTATTTACATCCGAAAGGAAACTGGAAATACCTACATTATACCCAGTAATTCCACTGAAACCACGAACACAACCAGAAAATGTTGTATCTGTCTTTGAAGTGTATGTGATTATCTCATCATTGATCTTCAATAATCCATATTCTTCTGGAAATCCCTTTGTAGAAGATACAGTAATTGTAGAATCAGAAGAAGTAATGTCAGAAGAGAGTTTAGTTTTTCCTACAACAACCTCGGGAACAAGATTGTCTATCTTAATGTAGCGATCAAGATTATTAATAAGATCGGAATCTGCACCCTGATATTCCTGAGAAATGTAATACTGTCTAAAAAACTCAACAGCTTTGGGAAAATCTGCGACTAAAAACTCTGGAAGTTGGCTCTCAATAATTTTATTGAGTTCCACTCTCTTCTCAAAATGCGACATATTTTACTTCCTCTCTAGGGTTCCGTTAGAATAACTTGATGTATAGTAATCTCGTGTAAAGCTGACGCCAGAAATATCCTCACCAGATGCAATGACATCTTTTACCATATTTATTGTACTATTGGAAACATTAAAACTCAAATATAAGTCTTTCAAACCAACAACATCATTTGAATCTGGGAATGCTTGAATCTCAATAATATCGTTATTGGCAACAGTTGATGTAATGTTTAATGTGTTGATTAATATCTCCCCTTTGGTATAATCAATCGTTCCAACAGACTTCACAGCAACTTGCAATTTATCACTCTCAGTTCTCTTGATTGCGGAAATAACACCCTTTCCACTACCGTCAAGATTGCCGTTAGCATCTTTATTTGGAACATCAGTGAAATAAACAGTGTCTGATGATCCACTTACAGTGAAACCAGTACTCTTGATATTGTATCCGGCAGGATTGATGTGGAATCTATTACCAAAACAGAGTTCATACTGTGCAAACTGATTCTTCAATACCTTCATATCCCTTCTAATCTTCACTTTTGTGATGTTAGAAGTAACTGCCCTATCAACTCTATCGATTAATTGAAGAATCTTACTGTACTTGAATCTTCCACCAAACTTGTTGATGTCAACATCTTTCGAATATGTCGTCAGAGCACTCACAATATTAGTTCTAAGATCATCAACGTTCGATACTTGTGTTGTGTTGTAGTAGACTGAGGAATCGACTTCAACATAAAGGACTTTCAGATCGACAATTCTCTGATTGATACCAGCAATTGAGTATTGTTTGAGTTTACTCAGGATATTTTGCTTGTCAAAATCAGAAACATATGTACCATTCTTTGGTTTGATGCTGATCTGAACACTACCATATTGTGGAGGAGTCAACTCTTCTCCACCAACAACAGCAACTGATTCTGTATTGGGATAAATCGACTGAATAATCGCCTCATAGTCCCTTGCAGTAACCGCTCTATACTGTGCAGAATAGAGTCTAGGGGCGAAGTATTTGATCGACGATACATTCTCTATCTCGCCGCCGTTCATCGCCTTCTGGACGGTTGTAACGGGCACTGAGGCAGAAGGAATGACTCTTACGTTTGACTCATCAACAAAGTTTCCTTGGAAATCAAATGCAGATGGTCCATTTCCATCCTCACCATCAGTAACAATGTATCTGATAGTGAT